CGCCAATAATGCCCAAGAAGAATAAGCCCCCATAGGCTGGCCTACTGCATAAAAACGGGATAACCAGGGTCCATCCGGACGGAGTCCCTCTTCCACACTCCATACAGAATCTCTGTCCCACCATTTACGGGCGGTTAAGAGATGCTTCCAGAGAGTTGCTTGCTCAAATCCGATGATATGAGAAAGTAACTCCTGGTACAGGTGCACTGGCATCCTGTCAGTCGCAGCAGACAAGTCATATGAGTAAACGGTAAATTCCTTACCATGCTCACCCAACCTCTTAAAGATAGAATCTTTGAGGCGGGTTACACAGGCTTCCTGGTCAAATGTCCCGTCTTGAGGGATTGTACGGAGTATGTCAAAAACAAGATTATGGACGGGCTTCAAAAGAAGCTGCGTCCAGTAATCTGTTATTGCCACAACCCGCACTTTCCCGGCAGGCTCCTCGATACGATGGAGTCTGCTAAGCCAAGAGGTAACACCAGACAGCGCGGTCCATGAGGGATAAAGTATCCAATGGACAAAGGCAAAGAACCTGACTTGCATCTTAAACCAGATTCAGTACCTTTGACCATAGACGGCCTTAGCGTAGGACTCCTGGAAAAGAAGGATAGTGTTGTGAACACCCGAGAGCAGCGAGGCTGCATCTCGGATGGCACTAACACTACCCATCATCCCATGAGGCCCCACGCTAGTGCTTAACCAAAGTCGAGGTCTTTTAAGTTTCCCTATCTGCAGATGGCCCAGGAAACGTTCCACAGTGTCCGAGAATCCCATCAAATGGTCACTCTCTCCAGAGTAACCATCGGTGATAGTCTCGACCTTGACATTAGGAGGGACAACTAGTCCCCGATAAAGTCCTAGGAGTGTCAGAGTGAGCATAATGCCCACCCTGTCACCACTGCGGATCCGCTTTCTGAGGTCCGCTGGTAAGAAAGAAGGTAAACCCTTTCTTAAACCAACGAACGGCGGACTAATGGTATTAGAAAGAGCCCCACCGGAACAATAGTGTTCTACCACTCTTTTGCACTCTTTTAAGTACAGAACAGTGAATAGAGCACCATTACTACGGTAGAGGGAGCGTATTGACCGACTGAGGTCGGTCAATGCACTCACACCAAATAGGAGTACCAAGAAGTCAGTTAACTTCTTGATACCTCCTCCGGCAATTAACCAGTTGTTTACTTGATTTAACATATTGTTAGATTAAGAGCAATTTGTCACTCCCTCTAGTGACTTAATGGTTACTGCTGTGAAAAGCGTTTCACTGTTATAGGGGCGACAACCCCTACGCAGGCCACCAAGCCACGTCAAGGGGACGTGGTCTGGAGGTCGGTACCGAACCGGTCGCGGGAGGGGGCCAGAGGACACTCGGCGTGAAGTATACGGAACAAAAACCGCCGAGGCATAGCCGGGGGCCCATCGCGACGCGCCTCAGCACCTGAG